GCGTGAGCCGTTAATTGAAACCGTGTAGCGACCGTTGCCACACGCAACAACAACAAACTTCTTTCCGCAGGCTTCAACTGTTGTTCCGATTGAAAGTTTCATCGTTCTTTCCCTTGCTCGTGTTTTGTGTTGCCTTCGACTGAGTGCAGTATTACTTACGTCGGCACTTGTGTCTAGACACAATTACGCAATTCGGGAAAGATTTTGAAAGTAACAGAGGAACCACGAACCGCGTTTACTCACACTTAGCAACCTGTTCGAGAGTGCTGCGGACAACAGCATCAGGCCATGATTTTAGCCTTCGAGCTTTCTTCAATGCGTTGACGGCTTGTGTTCTCGTGTCATACCGAAACGCATACCCGAAGTCAGTTGTCCCGAGATTCCCGAACGTGTTGTATCCAAGCCATACCTGACGTTCCGCGTCCATTCGAAGCATCACGACAAATTTCTCTTCAACCATTGTTCTTTCCCACCAACAGCGGAACGCTCAACCGATGCTCACACCAACGCCTCGCCCGTAACACGATGCCAGATTGCCGCGCAGGCCATCATGATACCAGTTTGATATTCGACGCTTGCTTGGTCCGGAATTTCCTCGCGAAGCCTCTCCGCTGACCGGTACAGATTCAGCAATTCTGCTTTCCAGCGGCTGTCTGAACGCATCATTTTTCTTTCTTCGACTGTCATGGTTCACCTGTTATCGGAACGGAATTCCGCTGTTCAAATACCAGTTTCTTCAGCCGCCTGCTCAGCCTCTTCCCACTGTGCTCTGAGGTCGGCTTGGTGCATCTCGTATTCCAAGTCCTGCTGGCGACGTTCTGCGGCCAATTGATCGATCCGTCGTTGTTCCCGTTCCTCCTGATATTGTCGCTGTTCCTGCCGACGTTCCTCATCTTGCTTACAGCGGTCGTATTCCTTGGTGTAGACCTCTTTGCAGCGGTCAAACGAGTGCCGATCGTAGCAGTCTCGGTTTACTCGACCTCGCTCAAAATCTCTTTGAGCATCGCGACGATGTTCGTATTCATTATTGCACCAACTGCTCATGATTATCGCTCCACAAAAGACTATCGAATACAAGTTCCGCTGCTCACCCTACGAACATAACCTGTTGCCGAATCCGCTTGATTGCATCGCTGCAATACTGCGTTTCCCGCTCGATCCCGATCGACTTGCAATTCTCCAACCTTGCCGCCTCAATCGTTGTTCCAGACCCCATGAACGGATCGAGAACGATGGACCCAATTGGACACACAAGCCGAACCAAATACCGCATCAGATCCAGCGGCTTGACGGTCGGATGCTTTGAGCCTCGCCGCTCACTACTGTCCGCCTTTGCCGTATAGAAAAACCGTGAGGCATTCCCGGAGTCAGCCCCACGATGTTGCTCACATGATTCCTGACCGGCAAACTCACTGTAAGCGTTCTTGAATTTAGCTGATGACCGCCGCGTCGGGTTTGCTCCGCTCGTCGTCTCAGGAAACTGGCTGACAACCTCTTCGCTTCCGTCGTGGATCAGGTTTGCTGGCCATCGGCCTGCACTGTGTGACTCCGTAGCAAGTCCGGTCTCATGCGATGGACGCTGCCATCCCTCGTTTCGCGAGGACGCACCGCCTTTTAGGCCACCACCGGGAACCTGAGTTCCCGGATCAATTCTTGACGCCTTGATATTCAAGGCCCCCGTTCCATGCTTCTGTACGTTGTCTGCCACGGTCCCCGGAATCGGCTTTCGTGCCATCGTGATCGGCTCAAGTGCTGGCTTCAATGCCGTTCCCCATCCATCCCATTGCTTTGCTGCATCGGTAGACGGTTCTGTGATGGCCGACGCGCCGCCATCTGGATTGATCTCAGTTGGCCTGTAACCATTTTCGACCCGCGACCTGTTTCGCATACTTCCAGCACCAAACTTCGTGCCTTCCCCGACAACGCTCCTTTCCGCTCCAGCCGCTTTGTCGATCGCCTTTGACACATCCATAGACTTCGGAAAACCAGACCCGTAAACCCACGCAATCATGTCTCGGATTTCGAACCCGGCATCCTCGATTCTGACTGCCATTCTGTGCTGTGTCCGCGTTCCAGCAAATGCGAGCAAATGCCCGCCAGGCTTCAGAACTCGCAAACACTGAACCCACACGTCAACGCTCGGAACGTCGTAATCCCAGCGTTTCCCCATGAACGAAAGGCCATACGGCGGATCGGTGACTACGGCATCGATCGAGTTGTCTGGAATCGACATGAGAACATCCGCGCAGTCCCCGTTGTAAATCACGCAACTTCCATCGCTGAAATACGGTGAAGACTGTTCAGATTTTTCGTTGTTGTCGACCACAATAACTCCTGTGTTTTCTGAGATCACCACCAACAGCGGATGCAATTTCCTCTGTTCAACCATGAGCAGCGGATGTTCCACTTCTCTAGTCTTCAGCACCATCAATCAGCCTGCCAATTGCCTCCGACACGCTGACGCCTTGCCGCTTCGCACGGGCCTTGATCTTCTTTTCACGCTTCGGGCTGATCCACAGCGACATGACCTTGGCTCGCATTCCTGCGGGATGTTTCGGGCGACCTTTTGAGGCTTTCTTTTTCATAGACAAACGCTAATAGGTTTATTGCGGGAAGTCAACAGTTACTTTTCAATTGCGATCTTCTGTACACTTGCCGCCGACCCTTCTTTCTTCTTTCAATACGAGGGCAGGAAAGAGACATATTGAAAACACTGGGGTTTTCGATGGAGTAAAACCCAACAGGGTGCCCCCCCCTTGAAACGTAGAAAGAAGTCTCTTAAAGAGTGTCTTTTATAAGCGCTAAAAGAATTTTCCCCCTATTTTATAGGGTTTTGCGTAGTGTACATTTGCTATGACTTAATTATTACTACGCCTTGAACTCTCAAGAAAGAAGTTTAACGAAGTCCTTTTTTGGCCAAACTTCATTCAACTTCGTGCTTAAACAAAAAGAGCCGTTTCGGGTGTCCGAAACGGCTCTTTGTACACCTGTTTGAAATTCACAAGACTCGCCAAACAGTAATCTCATTGTCTCCGGTTTTTCTAACTGTAACTTTGAAGCCTCCAGTCTTCGCCGCGTTTCTTGCGGATGCGTTAACCCTCCAAAAAAACTTCCTTTCCTCCATGCTGGCAATGTTTTTACAAACAATTGATTCGCCGCATTTCATTTGCTCGACTTGATATCTCAGCAGCTCTTTCGGCCTTCCTGCTGTCTCTTCCCTGAAGTCCCCATAGGCTCCTGATTTGTTTCCTGCAACAGGAACATCGCGCCGGATCTCACTGACTTCAATTTGCATAGAAACCTCCTTTCAAAAGGTTCCCCCATGTTATTTCAATTGTTTCTATTTGTCAATTCTTTTTACTCAATCGCAGCAAAGGTTATTGCCATCCTCCCGCCGCTTGATTCTCTTTCTCCCTGCTGAACACATCCACCTTGAATCAGCGTCGCTAAGATGTCCCCCCTGTCTCTTGGCTTGAGCTTCTGAGTCTTCCTGGTGATCTCCGTCATCGTCCATTCCCCTGGACGCGATCTGAGCAGCGTTCTCATCTCATTGACCATTTGACCGAACGGACTGCCTGAAACGTGCCTATCGGCCTGCTGGAGGATTTTGCGCGTGATCCAGTTGTTGAGGCGGATTGCAAGTTCGGCATCTTCCGCTTGGATCGTTGGAACATACTGACCCGACGCGCGGGAGCAGGCGAACAGCATTGCGAGCTTTACTGTCTTTTCCGCCGCCCTAGACCAGATGGCTGCTGTAATTGGCTCCTCTGTCATTCTCCGCTTGGAAATCTTTACGGCATGTTCGTGCAGCCTTGTGTGAGCCGCTTCGTCTCTCTGGATGCAGATTGGAGACGATCCATCAGCATTGTCCGCAAGATTTCCTGCCGATGTCCTCAATTGCAGCCACCATGCCGCCTGATCGATTATTGACTGGGGGATCGGCTCATTGGATGGATCTTGATAATCCACATACTTCGAAGACTCAAAGATCAGGCAGCGGCCAATCAGCCCGCCGGTCAAGTTCTTCTCGGTCATCGATTCCCAAAAATCTTGAGGAACTGCAGTCCCGTGCAAAACAAGATGAGGATAGTGCAGAGTTTTTACCTTCGCCCGATCACCGTAAGCGTCGCCGGTCCAGATGTCGTCAGCGGATGAAAACACCTGCATCAGCACGCTTGCGATCTGGACTAGATGCGGACTTGATCGGTCCTGCATTGCCATTGCCAGATGATGGATCTCATCCACTTGGAAAAGCATGTTCCATTGTTCTGATAATGCGGACAGAATCCCGGCATGACTTCCAATCCGTTCTGGCCCGATCATCCGATCACCACCGCACAATCTCAGGATCTTGCGGTTGAGCTTCCGCCCGTGATCCTTCCCAGCTCCCGAAAGAGCTAGGCTGATAATCATCAGATTGGTTCTCGCTCCGCGATCCGATACCTTGCCGCCGGTCAGCGTCGATAGGAGCGATAACGCCGCGCCCATCGCGACTTCTGGAAGAGGGTAATGAGCAGTCGATAAATTGTATCGGATCAAATCCCCGAGGAATCCCGGCAGCGATTGGCAGTCAATCGGAAATGGCTCCAATGTCGTCTTTGCGGCCTCCCGAGTGTTCAGGATCAAACTTAGATCGACGTGAGAATGTGACTGCTGAATCAAAGCCATTGGCGGCTTGTCTTCGCGCGGAGTTCCGTTCTTGCGTCCGTTGACGGATGCCTCTCTCAGTTCGCTGTCTCGAAGTGGTGGATTGTTTTTCTGATTCCAATCGCAGAGCAACTGGTAAACCTCGTCATCGGTCAAACGAGCGTGAAACTCATCTTTCATCGAATGAAGATGACCGGCCAGAGAAAACGCTGCGTTTCTCAGATTTCCTTTCGCTTCACCCGGAACTTTTTCAACATATTTCGCCCCGCGTTGCATCAGCGATTCGGCTTCAATCCTTGGCGGCGCTGGCTCATGCTTAACGGTCCCTTTCTTCTCCTGCTCTCCGCTCAGGTAAGTTTTGCACAGCCAGTCAATAACGGCCTGCCCATCACCAATCTCATCATTGCCGTTGTAGACATCGCCCGTGATCGTCCAGAATCGATCATGGTCGTAGCATTCAATCTGCTGCTTGTCGTCCTTGCCGGGATTGATCTTGTGAAGACAGCGGAACCCGTCAGGCTTGCGGGCCTTCGTAATAAACTTGACGCCTGTTTTACTTGGCGAGATTTCCGCGTAAGCAACGCCGTCAAGCCTCGCAATGATTGGCAAAGCCCAGTCGCGAAAATCGCCGTCCTCAGTCAGGCAGTTGTCAAGATCAACGCCCGTGTACGGCTCAGCGATAACCGTGGCGATGCCCTGATAATAGATTGAGGAGTCAACCGCGATATCGAAAGCACACCATGCAGACGGATCTGTGGAGCTTCCGGCATCGCCGCCAAGCCTGAGCGGAATCTTTGTTCCCTTGCTGTTGTAGTTCCACAGCATCCATCGCTTTAGGTCTTTCAGTTCTTGCGGAACGCGATCGTAATCATTCATTATTGCTTCGCCCAAGGGTTACGTGTCGCAATTGGTTTTTCAACTCGCAAGACCTCAGCGAAAATAACTCGCTCAAGTTCCGCCACTCGCTCTTCAAGTTGTCGAATGCGTTCAAGCGCAGTGAGTTCTTTCGCTGATTGAACGCGTCCCTGCTGAAGGCTTTGAATCTTCCATTCAACTTGGTCGCGAGTTTTCCCGTAGACAGTTATGCGATGTGTTTTCCCATCTGTGTCTCGCAATACGCTTAGGCGTCCCATCCATCTGCCGTCGGCTCGCAACACGATGGTGCCTTCGCCGTTTGCTTTCTTCTTTTCAGAACGGACAGTCATCATCCACCCCACTGAAAACTTTTGTCTCTTCCTGCTGTGCCAGTTCCGTCGGCTTCTCCGACTCAAAAAAGCACTCCGTGATGCGATGCCATCGCCCGTCCTTCTTCGTCGTGATTCTTACCGGCCTCCGGCAGACGCCCATGTTGATCAACGCGACCGCATCCGTTGCGCTGTCGGGTGGATCGCAAAGACTTCGAGCGTCCCACCACGCCAAGAACTTCGAGCGTGCAAACCCTTGATGCCCTGGGCAGGTCCACTCAGCAATTGTGATCTTTGCGAGGTTTCCGGATTCGCCTTCTTTGGTGCAAACGTAATCAACCCTGACCGTCTGCGGGGCTTCGCCGTCATCCTTCTTTGTGTGGACCCGGACGACAACGTCTTTGACTTCCCATTCCTCTGGAGGCATTGAGCCTGTCAACTGGCTGCTCTCATCCGCTGTAGTGTCGTGCTTCAGTTCCCGCTCACGAGGAAAAATGAAATTGCACTCAGGGCAGACGACTGTTGCCGGAGACACATCCAGCTCGCAGGACGGGCATTTCTTGCCGCGTCCGTTTTCGGCAGCAATACCCGCTCGCCCTTTGCCTTCCGACCGCCCGAAGTTCTCGTCATCGATTGAACCATGCCGAGCGATGTTTCCGCCGAAGTCTAAGAGTAGGCAGTTGGCTTTGCTGTCATGCAAACGCAACCCGCGACCGACCATCTGACAGAAAAGGCCAGGCGACATGGTTGCGCGAAGGATGGCAATCGCATCGACGCACTTGGCGTTGAAGCCTGTTGTCAGCACGTCCACGTTTACCAAAAAGCGAAGCTCCCCCGCTACAAATCTCCGCAGCGTTTCGGCTCGTTCGATTGGCAGCGTCTCGCCAGTGACGACAGCGGAGTCAGGAAGCAACTCAGCGATCTGCTCCGCATGATGAACCCCAGACGCAAACACCAGAATGCTGTGCCTGCCCTGTGTCTTCTCAAGGATCTCCGCACAAGCGGCCTGAACTTTTTCGTCGACATCAAAAACCGCCTGCATTTCCGATTCGACGAACTCACCACCGCGAAGTCCGACCTTGTCAGTGTCGATCTTCAGGTCCGATGGCTTGTTGGTGATCGGACAAAGAAAACCTTCAGCAATTAGCTGAGCGGTCTTTGCCTCAAAAACGATCCGCTGAAACTGTCGGTCAGGTCCGCAGATTGGACCGGCCCCGGTTCTGAATGGCGTCGCGGTCAGGCCCACAATGCGGAGTCCTTCGTTGGCCTTCATGGCCGTAAGGAATTGGCCATACATTGATTCTTCGAGATCGCTAATGAGGTGAGCTTCATCAACAATCACAAGGTGCCGCCTGCCAAGATCGTCAGCCTTGCGGAACACGGACTGGATGCCAGCGACAACCACAGCGTTATGGATCTCTTTTGACTTCAATCCCGCTGAATAGATCCCGACATCAACGCCGGGAATCAACCCCCTGATCTCGTCGGCGTTCTGCTGCAGCAACTCTTTTCGGTGAGCCAACACGACAACACGCCCGCCGAACTCAAGAGCCTGCTGAATCAGCAGTGCAATCAAGAGGCTCTTTCCTGCTCCGGTGGGAAGAACTGCAACGCAGTTTCCGGACTTCTCATTGAGATACTTCCAGACGGCTTCGTTGGCTTGTGACTGATACCATCGAGGGGACAGCATTCAAAACTCCTTATGCGAATCCCACTCTGTTATTGAATCAACGCCATCACTAAAAACTGGTGCCGTCTCTTTTGGGACCACAACCGTGACACCGGCCTCAACCAACAACACGGCTTTGCAGATCTTTTTGAGCGGTAGTCGCAGAATCTCCGCTGGCATTGGCTCCCCGGTCTTCTTCAGCCATCTGGCTTTTAGTTCGCTGAACACGTTCAATTGCCTCCTGTAAGATTTTCTCTGAGTTTTCCAGCCAACTTCCTGCAATTTCTTCTCTTAGTTTGGCTGACGCCTTCGCTCTCGCCTCGTTCGCCTTGCGCCAGAACTCGTCAGCCTCTTTGGCCTGCTCTGGCGTTTGTCGAATGGCTCCCATCGGACTCGCAGCAAAACCTCCGAACACAACATCACCGACAGGACAATCAACTTTGGATGCGTACCGTGATTCTCTGGTTTTCCCTTTCACTGAATCACCTCTGCTAACTTTACATCGGCTCGAACAGAAAAATGCTTACCCTGATGTCTGATGATTACCTCATCGCAATCTTCCATATCTGCTGCTTGATCAAGATTTAATGTCGCTCGCAACACGATCAAATAGTCAACCATCTTTTCAGATGAACGCTTTTTTTCATCGTTTCCGTCTGCACCTATTGTTCGCTCGCTCATTTCCACATCCTCCGTCGATAAAAAAGGCGCGGAGGATTGCCTCCACGCCTTTTGTTTTTGTGAATGAAGAATTACCAACCGCCAGGCTTTGTGGCTGCGGTCGCTGTCTTTTCCGCAGGAGCAGATGACGATTGAGGCAAACAGGCTTTGTAGCCCTTCACTTCGTTCTGATTGCTGCCGTTGTATTCCTTAACGGCCAGTTTTATCATCAGCGGCTTCATGTGCAGGGCTGAAGAGTCCGGAGGCTTCGGAATGTTAAGAGCCTCGCAAACCTTCTTGAACTGCTGCTGAGCAATCGTCGTTGCCTCTGGATTCTTGTTCCAAAGGTTGAAGCGATCAATCACGGTTCGATTCTTAAACGGCCCGTCGACGATCTGCAGCTTGACCTGCAACAACTCGCTCGCCCCGTCCTTCGTTTTCTTGCGTTCGCTTTCAGTCATGACAGCCCGATACTCGCCCGCAGGCAGAGCCTCAAACTCGCTGTCCTTCACTTGCGATGCGTCGTAACCACCTAAATCAGCCATCTCAATTACCTTTCAAAACTTCACTCGGGACAAAAAACTCTGCATACTTCTCAAACGAAAACTCAACCATTTCTTCCGGCATGTTCAAACGGTTCTTGGCACGGACTCCCGCCGTTGGCTGAGTCCTAACGAAACGCTCGCTGCCACCCGCCGCGATGTTTCGAGTGCGATTAAATCCGGTGTCTTCTTTGACTGCGTAAGTCCGGAACGATCCGAAGAAAACTTCCTGACACCAATCGCAAAGGAGATCCCTGGCGAACTCACAGACGGACGGCTCCCAGCGTTCGTAAGATGGTGCATCTGGCGGAGTGATCTTCACGGCTTCGCTGTGTGCCAGCAGGATGATTCCCAGCCCGCGTTCGGTGTGCAGCCAATCCAGTTGAAACTTGATCTTGTCCCACATGGCCTCGATGAACTTGTTGCCCTTGCCATAGCTGAATTTGTCGTCAGCCATCGATTCAACGTTCTTTTCTTTGCAGATCTGCTTTTCGATGATCCGCTGCAAAGCGTCGATGGTATCAATTGCAATCCAGCGATAAGGGAATTCACCTTTCGCCGCCGTCGTGTCGCAATGCAACCAAAATTCCTGCCACTCATCCCACGTTCGAATCGGCGGAGTCTTATCCATGTCCACGTCTCGATCGTCTTCGAGATTCGCCAACAGTGCCCCGCCGAATGCCTGCGAAGCAAACGTTGTCTTTCCGATAAAGTTCGTCCCATGAAACAGGACGCGACGTGGTCCGCCCTGTTTACCTTTCAAGATCTTCATTTCTCTTCTTTCCGTTTCAAATGACATTCAGAACACAACACTCTCAAACCATCCGATTCGCAGAACAGCCGATCGGCAAACACGCTCAGATCGGCAAATGATTTCAGTGAGCCACATGGCTCGATGTGGTCAACCTCGACTTCTTTTCGTGCGAACCATTGGTCGCAACGTTCGCATAAAAATTCCCACTTCAGCCTTTTGTTGTCGCTCTGGCTTTTGCGTTTCACTCGCTCCAGTGCATGACGAACTAACGGAGGCCATCGACGTGATAACTGACGAAGTCCCGAGCGGATGAACCCCCAGAAGGCGGCTTCAGTCCACTCGCCACCGGCGCGAGTTCTCGGGACTCTGTCTGTCTTCGCTTTGCGGCTCATCCCTGCCCCCTCAATACGCCATAGCCGCTTGGAAGCATCCG